TACTTACTGGTAGTGTTGCTGTGGTATATGTTGGTGCTGATTCGCAAGTCGAGCTTAAAGAAAAGCGTGATCGCGTGGAAGACGCTATATATGCTACAAAAGCTGCACTACAAGAAGGTATTGTACCAGGCGGAGGTATCGCTTTATTAAACGCCGCTCATAAGATTAGGGTTAAAAATTCTACCGATGGTGAAAAACTATTGCTAAATGCAATATGTAAACCGTGGGAGGTTATACTAGATAATGCTGGATTCACGGCAAATGATATGGATGCAAGAGCTGGTTGGGGTCTAGATGTATCAACTGGTAAAAATGTAAACATGTTAAAGACCGGAATTATAGATCCCGTATTAGTAACAAAGACAGCACTTAAAAATGCTATTTCTGTAACTAAGACTATAATTTCATCAGATTGTGTAATATCTAATATAAGAGTAGAAAATGCAAGCAATTAATTTTTATATAATAGTAGATAAGTTGAAAGTTGCTCCTTCAGTTGTTGGAGGGCTTGAATTAACTGAATCGCAAAATAAAGACGTTAGGTATTTAAAAGGTAAAGTAATAAGTGTCGGTTCTCAAGTTATTGGTATTAATAACGACGATATAGTTTGGTATGATAAACACGCTGGACATGGTATAGAAATCGACGGGCACTTATATAAAGTTATTAAAAATACAGACGTTGTTATTGTAGAATGAGGATAACTGGACTCGATCTTAAAGAAGCTGGTATCCTTAAATATTATAGGTTGGTTCGTAAGTGGGCTAGAAGAACCTATGAAATGCAAGAGGCTGATATTGAACTACTTATATATTTAGACTCTCTAAACTATTTTACTCGCAAACAATTTATGGATGGTGAGTACATATATTCTTGGGATAAACATCGCTGGGAGCGATTAAGAAACCAAGGTTGGATTGATGTTTGGAGAGAGCGTAATCGTAGAGATGCAAAATATGCTGTATATAAAGCGTCATTCAAGTGTAAACAAATGATTGCTCGCGTATACAAAATATTAGCTGGTGAAGAAGATTTGCCAACATCTGAAAGAAACACATTTTATAAAAACAAATCATATACTGACAAGGTATTTAATAAAGCCATTGACAATATGATTAAAGATCCAAATAGATAATGCCAAAAATTAATACATATGCCATAGATGGAACTATTACTAGTAATGATAGAGTTATTGGTACAGATAGTGCTACTGGTAAAACAAGAAATTATTTAGTAAGTGATATTATTGATTTAGCCGCTAGTGGTGGTGGTGGTTACATGACTGGACCCGAGTCCGCAGTAGATCTGTCAATACCAGTATTTGATGGAACAACTGGAAAATTACTAAAAGATGCAACAGGTGTAACAATAGACGCTAATGGCAACGTAACACTTAATAACTGGCCAGAGACTGATGCTGAGTTCAGAGGTGACATAGATGGTGCGATTAGATTTACAGCTATAGCAGATGAAAACATTTCTTTTGGTGACGTTGTTTATATTTCTGGTGGGGCAGGTGCTAACACGTTAGTTAGAAAAGCACAGTCTAATAGCTTATCTACAATGCCAGCATTTGGATTTGCTTTTAAAAACACCATATCAGGTGACCCAATACAGATTGTAACCTTTGGTAATATATATGGATCTGGAGCAAAGCCACTTGATACTACAGAAGATTCAGATGGTAATTCAATAACCGTAGGTGACACACTGTATATTAGTCCTACTACTGCTGGTGGTTGGACAAAAGTAAGACCAACTGGCGCAACACAACTCGTGCAAAATATTGGTAAGGTAACTAGAGTCCAAGCTAACAATGGTGTAATTAAAGCAGGTGGTGCTGGTAGATTAAACGATACACCAAATACTATAAGCGTAACGGGAAGTATATCTGGTTCTCAGGTAATATCTCAAAAATTTACTACCGAAGAGGTTGAGGTAACTGGTTCTGGTGTTTCGCCAACCATCTTTACACATGACGTGAATACTGGCTCTGTTGCTTTATTCACAATAACAGACAATGGTGGAAACGTATTGAGGCTTAGTAATTTACCATCATCAACACCAGTTATAGTAAAAGTAACACAGGGTGGTAGTGGTTCTCCGTGGCCAAATATAACATCTTACATTGACAATAGTGGTGGCACTGTTGAGTGGTCTGGTGGAACAGCACCAACTATCACACAAACAAATGGTCAATCAGATATTTTAACGTTTGTTAGAATTGGAACTAATATTTACGCATCAATAAATCAAAACTTTAGCTAATGTTTCTTGCAACTCCGGGATTTTTAACACCACAATCTTCTGGATTTGATCCAGATGCATTAGCTTATTTTACAGCGGTAGAAAACGCGGGAGGTACACTAACAGAGACTGTTAAAACAGCATGGAATGAATTTGTGTTGAGAGAAAAAGGTGCTTCAAGATATTCTAATACATTAAGACTTTATCCGTATTTAGGCGGTGTAATTGATTCAGCTAGAATAGACGCTATATCTTTAGCATCGGCAACCAATTTTAATTTTGTTGATGTAGATGCAGACACAACTTGTGGATTGACTGGCAATACGGGAACAAAGTATTTAAACATACTTTTTAACCCTACAACAGATTTAGCAGGAAACAATTTTATGTTTTATACATTTAATTTGAATGGTGCAGCAACAGGAAACCTTATCCAAGGTGGGTACAGTGGTTCATTTTTCTTTTTGTTATATAACTCACTTCAAACATTAGGTATTGCCGCGAAGTTTAATACTTCAGCAACTATAACATCATCACCAAGAATTGCTAGTGGTAGCTCAATACACGCCATAAGAACTGGTAATTCTGATTTAAGACTATTTAGAGATGGGGTTCAAGTAGGTATAGATACAACAGCAACAACATCTGCAACATTACCAAACTTAAATATTTTTACACACGCAACAAACAACTCAGGCTCTTCAACTGGTTTTTATGTTCCTGATAAATTAGGTTGTAATATGATTGCAGAAAATTTTAGCATAGTTGACTCACAAGAGTTTGACGCATCATACAAAATCTTTCTAACCGAAATAGGCGCAATATGAATTGGATAGTATTAACACAAGAGGAAAAGAACCTCACAGACAAAGAAGGGGTTTCGGCAATAGTAAACCATTTACCAAGCGGAACATTTAGACATGATTTAGACCAACTACCCTACTTAACTGAAAAACTAGGATATGAGCCTACAATAATGGACGGTAGTGAAATAGTGTTTAACGACCCTAATTTAGATATATGAGCAAAATATCAATATCTTCGCCACGCGTTTTGACTAAACCAAAAAGACCTGGTGTACATTGTAAGAAAAAATCAAGTAAAATAAAAACTTCTAAAAATTATAGAAAAAAATATAGAGGTCAAGGTAAATAATTTAATAATATGAAATCTTATAAAAAAATGAAAACTAGTAAAATTAAAGACGAAGAACTTACTGCATTGCAATCTAAATTAAGTGAAATGAACGATGTAAAGCGTCGCATTGGAGATATTGAAATTCAAAAACACGCGCTGCAGCATCATTTTGTTATTTTAGAAAGAGAATTTCAAGCACTTCAAGATGATCTTAGAAAAGAATATGGCGATGTAAGTATCAACATCAATGATGGATCAATTAAGGAAGTTGAAAATGAAATTAATACGTAAAATTAGCATAGGCAAAGAATATAAAGATAATGCCATGCATTACTCTATTGGCCAAGAGGTTTATGGAGGTCACGTTATTTGTGACATTGTAGAAGAACACGATAAGTACTGTGTTTTTATAAAAGAAGGTGATGATATAAAACCTTGGAAAGATTTTAATAAAAACATGGGTATCGCAATAGAATATAATTTAGAATATTAATGCACGCTATATTTGATTATATTGTTTCGCCAATTAATGCTCGTTATAATAATGAAGTAAAAGTTGGTGATAAAGAATTAATAGTCAATACAGAGATATTTAATCATCAATTTATAAATAGAGAGGCTGAAGTTATATGTACTCCAATCGCAGCACCAACACCTGTTGAAGTAGGTGATACCGTTTTAATACATCACAATGTATTTAGAAGGTGGCACGATGTAAGGGGTATTGAAAAAAACAGTGCTAGTTATATATCTGAAGATAAATATTCTTGTACACCTGATCAGGTTTATGCTTATAAAAGAAATGATACTTGGCAAGCACTACCAGGATATTGTTTTGTAAAACCAATAAAGAACAAAGATAAGTTTACTATTTCAGGTGAAAATGAACTTATTGGTTTCTTATTGTATGACAACAGGCAATTAAATGAACTTGGCGTTAAAGCCGGTGACTTAGTTGGTATAAGTAAGTTTAGCCAGTTTGAATTTGTTATAGACGGGCATAGAGTATACAGAGCAAAAACCAATGATATTTCAATTAAATATGAATACACGGGAGACCAGGAAGAATATAATCCAAGCTGGGCGAGTGGCAGTTGAAGAGTTAATTAAAGTTGCTCAAGAACCTATTGTTGATACAGATGAAGATGTTTCAGCTGATAGACTTAAAAATGCAGCAGCTACAAAGAAACTAGCAATATTTGATGCATTTGAAATACTTCAACGCATTGAAGAAGAAGATGCTAATCTCGATGGTAAGCCAAAAGAAGAGGTTAAAGAAGAGAAAACATTTAAAGGTTTTGCAGAAAGAAGATCTAAAAAATAATGTACGAGCAAACCTTATATAGAATCATTGAACCAGTCAACCAGAATAAGTTGCATAGGTACAACAAAGCTAAGCGTTGGGAGTATGGTTACAATGAAGAAGAAGATATAGTTGTTATTAGTACGACTGGGCAAATAGGTGATATATATGAGATACAAAATCTTAAAGTAGCATTACCAAAGGCACCAAGTAAAATATACTCTAGATCTACCAAAAAAGAAGAACAATATTGGAATCGACTTGATAAACCAAAAGAGTTTGATAAAATCAAAACAATATTTGATTGGAAAGACTATCCGCAAGAGTTTAAAAACAAATTTGTAGATTATATAGACGAAGAATTTGAAAGAAGAGAAGCTGGATTTTGGTTTAAGAACAATGGTGTAGATACTTATATAACAGGTTCGCATTACATGTATTTGCAGTGGACCAAGATTGACGTTGGAGAAGCTGAATTTAGAGAATCAAATAGGTTGTTCTTTATATTCTGGGAAGCATGTAAAGCAGACAAAAGATCTTATGGTATGTGCTATTTAAAAAATAGACGTTCTGGTTTTTCTTTTATGTCTGCGTCAGAAACAGTTAATCTTGCTACTATATCAAGTGATAAAAGATTTGGGATACTTTCTAAAACTGGACCAGATGCAAAAAAACTATTTACCGATAAGGTTGTACCTATGTCGACCAATTATCCTTTCTTCTTCAAACCTATACAGGATGGTATGGATCGACCAAAAACTGAACTTTCGTATAGAGTACCTGCATCTAAACTAACAAGAAGAAAGATAGAGGCAAAAGCTGAAGGTGAAGAATTAGAAGGTTTAGATACTACCATTGACTGGAAGAATACTGCTAACAATTCTTATGATGGTGAAAAACTAGCATTGTTAGTACACGATGAATCTGGTAAATGGGAGAGACCTGAAAATATTTTAAATAACTGGCGAGTAACAAAAACTTGTTTACGACTTGGTAGTAGAGTAGTTGGTAAGTGTATGATGGGAAGTACATCAAACTCGCTAGATAAAGGAGGAGAAAACTTTAAAAAGCTTTATTACGATTCAGATGTAACAAAGCGAAATGCAAATGGTCAAACAAAATCTGGTTTATATAGTTTCTTTATTCCAATGGAGTGGAACTATGAGGGTTTTATGGATAAACATGGTATGCCAGTTTTTGAAACACCAGATGAGCCAATAGTATCAAATTATGGTGATCGTATTACGATGGGCATAATTGACTATTGGAATAATGAGGCAGAGGCACTTAAGGATGATCAGGACGCGTTGAATGAATTTTATCGACAGTTTCCTCGCACAGAAGATCATGCGTTCAGAGATGAAGCTAAAAACAGTTTGTTTAACTTAAGTAAAATATATGCTCAAATAGATTTTAATGGTGATCCATATAAGTCAACGTTAATAACAAGAGGTAGATTTCAATGGCGTGATGGGGTAAAAGATACTGTTGTAGAATTTGTTCCAGATCAAAACGGAAGATTTAGTGTTACCTGGATTCCAGGTAGAAATTTACAAAATAATGTAATTACTAAAAATGGAATTAAATATCCGGGTAATGAGCACATTGGATGCTTTGGATGTGACCCGTATGATATATCTGGAACAGTAGATAAAAAAGGATCTAAAGGATCGCTTCATGGAAAAACAAAATTCTCTATGGAGGATGTTCCACCGGAGCATTTCTTTTTAGAATATATAGCTAGACCACAAACCGCTGAAATATTTTTTGAAGACGTATTAATGGCATTAGTATTTTATGGTATGCCATTACTTGCGGAAAATAACAAACCAAGACTTTTATATTATTTAAAAAGAAGAG